GGAGTGATAATTGGAAAGAACGACCGATTTGTTACGACCAGAAACGGTACTCCGAGGAAAATCAATCAGAACGGACAGAACGGAAGCGTAGGACTTGCGAGAATGGTTCGGTTGCTTCCGACTCCCAATGCTCGGGAAGCGGACAAATACAGCAAAAAATACAATCCAAACAGTCAGATGGGAACAGCTTTGACCGCAATGGCAGTGAATGGGATGTTACCTACTCCGATACGCCGAGATTATCAGCCCTCCGTCTCCCCTCAAACACTGAAACGGAAGGATGGAAAGATGAGAACGGACAGCCTCTGCAATCTTCCAGTAATGCTAGGGGAACATTGCTTACAGACTGGTGGCAGAACTTCCCAACTCAATCCCCTGTTTGTCGAGGAAATGATGGGGTTCCCTTTAATGTGGACAACCTTACCATTCCTTTCACAAAATGGAGACAGGAATCAATTAAAGGATATGGAAACGCCATAGTTCCACAGGTGATTCTTGAGATTTTTAAAGCAATAGAAGAAGTAGAACAATTAGAGTAAAACTTAGAATAGTAATGAGCAAAGAAAGGTTACAAGAGATAGCAAAGGAATTGGCAAATAATGCCAATATGCCGTACTGCTGGGAAGATGTCTACAATCGTTTGATTGGCGGTTATCCTCTTCCGTTTAAAGTAGAAGTCAAATAGAGTAAAACTAGAATAAATATGAGTGAGATTAACAAGAAGAACATTCCACCTAAATACAAAGTTCCATTGCAAGGAAAAATGAATAAAGGTGTGTTTGATTGCATTAATTCTGGCTGGGGTGGTAATTGTTCAAATCCAACTTCCCATAGACAAAATGAGTATTGTGTTGTTGAGGATATTATCGGTTTTGCAGAATCGCAATGGGGAACTATGGTAGTTTGGGAATGTAAAGGATGTGGTCAGAAACAATTCTTTCATTTACGTGAAAATGAGAATAATGGAATTGACTATGTGAAGATGTTCCATGATTGGAAAACAACAGGAAAATATTAACCATAAAGCAATTAACATGAAGATAATAGTAAGTTTTTCCGGTGGTAAGGATTCACAAGCCTGCCTAATCCAAGCCGCCAAACGATACGGAACCGATAAAATAGAAGCCGTTTTCTGTGATACAGGCTGGGAACATCCTGATACCTATCAACACATAACAGATACTTGTTCTCAAATGGGTGTTAAATTGACCACACTAAAATCAAAGTATGACTTTGTCTCTTTAGCAGTGTATAAGAAACGTTTCCCATCTACCAATGCTCGATTCTGTACTTCAGAACTAAAGATGAAACCTATGATTGACCATGTGCTTTCGCTTAATGAAAGCTGTATTATCATTCAAGGAATCAGAGCAGGTGAAAGTGCCACACGTGCTGCAATGGAGGATGAATGTATGTACTTCAAATCATATTTTCAACCTAACAGGAACGGGAAAAAAGAAACTTATCGGAGTAAAGAGGTTCGGGAATGGTGTTCAAAGTACGATGCTTCCGTTATCCGCCCAATTTTTCGTTGGACTTCACAGAATGTTATTGACTGTATTCTAAATGCTGGACAAAAGCCCAATCCACTTTATTACAAAGGATTTTCTAGAGTTGGTTGTTTTCCCTGTATCATGTGCCGAAAACGTGAAGTATTGCAATTAATGCAAGATGAACCGATGAAACAAAGACTGCTGGAAGCGGAACAACTCATGCGTGAAAAAACAGAACGTGGCTCTACTTTCTTTCCACCAACCTATATTCCAAGATATGCATGTACAAACCGACAATATCCAACGGTTGAAGATGTCTTCCGGTATGTGACTGATAAGAATGCTACGCTGGATGCTTTCGAGCCGGAAGGTGGTTACGCTTGCATGAGCATGTTTCATGGATTGTGTGAGTAATGGAGTTTAATTCAAAGAAGAATAGAAAGGAACTAAAGTATGAAAAGTCTAGGAACACCCCAGCATATCATGTGGCTTACTTACCTTGATTGTAAGAAGCGAACCAAGAAGGAAATAAAGTTCCCGAAAGAAACAAAAGGTATTTCGCATGATGAAGAACTAGTACACTTTATGCTAGAGAATAGCAGTATCACTGAAAGGCAAGGTGAGCGTTCTTATCATCGTGTGTATGATGCGATAGATGTTATATGTAAGCAACTTTGCCCCGGCCACTGGTGTACCCGCACGCATTGCAAAAATTACAGCCGTAGACACGCATACAATTGCAATAAGACACGCCCAACAGTCTGCAAGGAGTATAAGGTTTATATGGAGAAAAAGAAACTACGTGAAGAAAAAGAGAATGTCTAGCCTAAAATAAATAGGTATGAGTGGAAACAAAGATAAATTAATAGCTTTCAATTATTTCGGAGGTAAGTTTACCTGGTTAGAATATTTATATAAATATTTTCCAGATAACTTTACTCATTTAGTGGATCTCTTCGCTGGAAGTATGGTAGTATCTCTCAATTATAACGGTAAAGTGATTAAAACCGCCAATGAGTTAAATGCAGATATAACAAACTTCTTTGCAGTTTTAAGAGATCATGAACCAGAACTTATCAGGTTATTACTCTTAACCCCCTGTTCCGAACTTGAATACAAAAATTCATGGGAACCATCTGCAGATAAAATAGAGCAAGCCCGTAGGTTTTATGTTCGTGTCAGACAATCCTTCTTTGGTCTTGGAGCACAACGAAAAAATAAAGGATGGCACATGGCAAAGAAGCATGTTAATTGCCAAGGTGGGGAAACCGTATCTCGCTGGAACAATGCTATTGAAAAACTACATGAGGTAGCAGAAGTTATCAGATCCAACTTTCAAATTCTGAATTTAGATTATTCTGCTTGTATTGACAAGATCGACTTCCCCGGAGCTTTCTTTTATGTTGATCCACCTTACCCACTTGAATGCCGAGCTTCCTCGAAGGATTATAAGTTTGAATTTTCAAACGATCAACACCGAGAACTATCCAGACGGTTACATTCTATTAGAGGAAAGGCAATGATAAGTAGTTACGATTGCCCTCTTATGCAAGAATTGTATGGAGATTGGACTATGATAAAGTTTCCCAAAAAGAAAAACAATATTAGATCCGGTGAAGTACAAGAAGTGATTTGGATAAATTATAAACCAAGATCTACTCAAAGTATTTTTGAGTAGGTTCAAAACAATATAAGTATGAACAAAGAAGAAATCATACAGGCCATTAAAACCTTTAAGAAAGCCCTAAAAAAAGGTAGTCCTAAAACAGTATGGAAATCCAGTTGTTGGGACATTCACGAAAGGCTATACACTGTTGACGAGATAGCCGCCCGTTTTTTGCGGAGGAAAGGTTATAATGTACAAATTGACATATCCGATAATGCAGAATGCCCCTCTTATTCGTTCGGCTACATACGATTCTATCGTTATGTAAGAATCTGTTTTAACCAATATCAAAACTAAGACTAATTATGAAAGCAATAACAATAAAACAACCGTGGGCATCCTTAATAGTCCACGGTATTAAAAACATCGAGAACCGAACTTGGCCGTGTCCTAAGAAATACTTAGGACAGAGGGTACTGATTCATTCAAGCGGTAAACCTTTGAATTACGATAATTTCTATGATTCAATACTTACCAATGAGCAGTTATTGGCATTACCGGAAAACAAAGAGTGGAAAGATTTTAGTTTTTGTACAGGCTCCATTATCGGTAGCATTGAGATAGTGGATTGTGTACAGAATCATTCTTCTATCTGGGCCGAAAAAAAAGTTTATAACTGGGTGTTAGCTAATCCTATTATTTATGAAGAACCTATCGAAAATGTAAAAGGGAAACTATCTTTCTGGGACTATCCCGGTATCAAAGAAGTAAGTATTGAGTGTCCGGAATGTGGTAGTATAGAGATAGCAGTTGAAGATTATACAACAGCCCCTTTTCCAACTTATTTGCATAGGTGCAATAAGTGTGAACACGTAATTATGGAAAGTGAGTGGAATATAACAAGACAGAAATGAAAAAAATACTACTAGTATGTGTTATTCTTGCTCTAACAGGAGGATGTAGCACAAAGAAAGTCCCATATGTGACTTTCAAGAGAGAATATAAAGAAAACCGCTTTACAAAACAATTTCAGGAAGCAGATTCGATGTTTAAAGAACAATACAAATATAAGAAATAATGGATGCAAAAACACTCTTTACCAAAGTTGTCCAGATGCGCAAAGCACAAAAAGAATATTTCAAATGTCGTACTCAAGCTAATTTACGAATTTGCAAAGCACTCGAAGCCGAGATTGACCGGGAGATTGAACGTATTAATAGCATCATCCCTCCTCCCAAACAACCGGAACAAAAGAATTTATTCACAGATTAAAACCAATAGATTATGAATTCAACAGTATTAAAAGAAATCATTGCGTTCCTCTTCGGACGCAAATATTATGCCAATATTGTAGCTACCAAAGGTACAACCAAACAAGAAATCTGTTCTTACATTTTTGCAACAAAAGAAGCCGCTAACCGGCATCGATTGGAAATCGAAACAACCTTATCGTTTACTTTTGTCGAAACAGTTACCTTTCGTTCTCGTCGAGTACATCTCAATGCGTCAGTAAAAAGTTAAACTACAAAAGCTAATCATTCATCATACTTTCGTACTATGATTATCAGTAAGTTAAAATTATGGTGGCAATCACTTCTGTATTATGTGATTGCCGACCCTGCCGACAACTCTATAACGCTTTCCAAACGCTTGTTCTTGCATATCAAGAATAATGCCAGGAAGAGCGATGCAGCACGTATATTCGTTTTCCGTATTTCTGGAGACGATACATTCGGATTCATAATCAATCCAGTTATTGAACAAGCAACCCAAATGTGTGATATTCAATACAACGACAAGTATAAATGTATAGGATTTGAAACGCTCTGTCCATCAGTCGGCCGCATCCTTTATGAATATGGACTATCCGATAACTGTCGAGTAAAATTGTCCGTATCAGTTCAGAAAACTCCACAAGGAAAAACTTATTATAAATTCGACAAGCCAAATGCAAAGTATATTAGGAAACACCCGAAAAGCTGATATCACCTTTTACGCATCAGGAAGGATAGATATTAGTGCTCGCGTCGCAAAACATCTCCAGCTCTCACGCGGAGATGTTTTGGACATAATGATTGACCAAGATGAATTTTACCTTTACGTTAGACTTCGTTCACCAAACGGAAGGCATGAAGCAATGGTATTCCCAACAAATAAGGCAGGAAATCATTTCAGAACTTCATCAAGCAGACTTTGTACAGCAATTCTCCAAGAATGCAAAACAACAGATAAAGCAAAATTATGTGTAGGAGAACCAACGGAAAACGAATACGGTAAACTATTACCAATTATCACTAAATACCTTTTGTAATATGATAAAAGAGATTAAGTACAATGGATATTCTGCCAATCCATCAGATTACGAATGTGCAGATGGTGACTTGTCAGTTGCAATGAATCTTATTCCTGAAGATGGAGTATTAAAAGGCATTCAAAAGCCTCAATGTTTATTCACTCTCCCACAAGGAAAAAAGGTGATATACATACACAATATATCGGTATATAAACATTACATAATCTACGATACAGAATCCAACGCCTTACAATGGTTATCCTCTAATGACACTGATAAACAGCCCGAAGATATAGTATCTATCTCTGGAGAACTCTATCAGGTAACATCACTTGGAAACACATTAATCATACTCACATCCGAGGGCATAATTTATGCCCTCTACAAGTCCGGAACCTACGTACTCATGGGAAGTAATCCGGTATTTCCATCGCTCTCCTTCCGACTAAAAGCATCTATGGGAAACTCTGATATGTTATCTGCTAGTTTCCCCGGTTTTAGTATGGGGGGAATTATGGGACAGTATCTTCTCTCACCAGAAGCTAGCCAAGCTGTAAGAGACACCGTTCTGGCATATACCAATAAATATACCGCCGATGCAAAAACAGCAGGGTCATTTCAATATCCGTTCATGATAAGATATGCTTACCGTATGTACGACGGAACACTCAACTACATTTCACCTCCAGTTAAAATCTACCCGTCATACGGTATACCTTATCTCATACATTATACAGGTTATGAAATGAATAATGGTCTATACACCAAATTCAATATGGTCGTATCATATGTTGCATCAAAATTATATTATGAGATAACAAACATTGATGAAGTAAAAGAATCCATATCCGAATGGGGAGAATTAGTTAGAAGTATTGATATATTCATCACTCCCCCACTCTATACAGTCGATCAGGATAATATGTGTAAATCAATATCTCCATACGGATTTTTGGGACCTTTGGGCGGTTCTGGTGCATTTTTAGAGTATTGCGCTAATTCCGGAAATGAAAATGTTAACGGGAAATTAATATATCGGCTTCACAACGCACGTGAATCAATCAATACCGACTCTTTATTTTTTGGAATGTCAGGTAAATCACTTGTAGATGATGACTCTTCATTACCTTTCTACCTTATCTCTTCCATTGACGTAAAAAAAATACAATCAGGAGAGAACATTGTTTCTATTGAAAATGGGGCTCTCAATTCACTTGAGGCAAAAGAAGTAATGGATGGTGACAGCAATTTAATGGGAACAATTGTCGCAAAACATGCATTTCCATACAACGCACGTCTAAATCTGACCGGAGTAACTATTATCCCTCCGACATTCCCACTTGAATCTTGTTTTCAATATGCTAATGGAGAGTATGATAACGAAACTAAAAAAGCCGTTGAGAAAACATATTCTTATAAAGCATACATCTTCATTGAAGCCGAGAAACGAAAAGTTATGGTACAGTTTCTTTCCGGTATACCAATGAATATAGTTAATTCATACTTCTTTTATCCCAATATCAATGCAAAAGAGCTTATTATTGAGCGTATAGATAACAATGGAGTAAAATCCTATTCATATAGCAAATTACATAAACATGAAATACTTAACGGAGTATACGGAAGTATCAACACAAGTTTCTCTAGTACCCCCGATATGAGCCTCATTACTGATACAGAAATCGGAATCCCATATCTAAATAAAATATATACTTCTGATGTAAACGATCCTTTTTCATTTCCCGCTCTCGGAGTCTGCACTGTTGGAACAGGTACAATCATTGGACTCAGTTCAGCCGCAAAGGCTTTATCACAAGGCCAATTTGGTCAATTTCCTCTTTACTGTTTCTCTACTGATGGAATTTGGGCCCTCGAGGTTTCTTCTACCGGTTCCTACTCTGCCCGCCAGCCTATCACACGTGATGTGTGTATTAATTCCGATAGTATAACCCAGATTGATAATGCTGTACTATTTGCGACTGACCGTGGTATTATGCTTATTAGCGGTTCTACAAGCCAATGTATTTCGGATATTTTGGACAGTGAATTGGCTTTCTCTATCAATTCTTTACCCCATTTGAATAAATTGGTTAATAATACAAGATTTAATTCAACAGAGTTTCAATTTCTAACTTTCCGCGAATTTCTAAAAACATGTAGGATGATTTACGACTATATACACCAACGTATCATCATTCACAACCCATCATGTACCTATGCCTACTTATATTCAATGGATAGTAAGCAATGGGGAATGATGCATAGTAACATCATGAGTGGTTTAAACTCCTATCCTGATGCACTCGCTATGACTTCAGATAATGATCTCGTTAATTTCTCACAGCCTGATAACACAATAGAACCTATTACTGCATTGGCTGTCACTCGTCCGTTCAAAATAGATGATCCAAACATGTTCAAAACAATAGACACCATCATACAACGCGGATATTTCAAGAGTAGCCATGTCTCACAAGTTCTGTATGGCTCAAATAATTTATTCAACTGGCATGCAGTATGGAGTAGTACCGATAAATATATGCGAGGTTTCCATGGCACACCATACAAAGCATTCCGACTTGTACTAATATGCAAACTAGACAAATCTGAAAGTTTGTTGGGGTTTACCGTCCAATTCACCCCCCGTATGCTTAATAAACCAAGATAACTTACATAGGTTAGTTTTTTCATATTAAGGTTAAGAAAGATTGTTAGCAAAAGAGCCGGAATGCGTGATGCACTCCGGCTCTTCCTTTTATCAGAAAGGTTTCAACTTTCGTTTTATTTTGCCTTTTCTCGACATTAGCGATGTCTGTATCTTAGCTCTGATACTCATTATCTTCTCCTCCCAATTAGCCTTACTACTTGGATTCGTTATACTCATCCAATCTGCAAGTACCTTACAGATAAGATACTCGTGTATCAGATGTTTTAGTAGCTTCACCGTAGATAAAGAAAAATCTTCCGGTAAAGTGAGTACAATATGATATTCTTCGGGAGCTACAAGAATATCATCAAGAGCTTCCTGTTCGTCCGAGATTTCCTCTTTGGTATATGGATATAGCATTTCCACACATTCTGCATGGGTAAGATTGAGTACACGTGTAACCCGGTTCACATTACCACTTTGTCCAATGTCAAACACCTGATGCCGGGCATGTTCATTCTCCGTTTCCATAATATCACCTTCCACAAAGGAGTAGTTCTCTACGTCATAGAGTAACTCTGAACGTTTGAATGTCAGCGTTACTGTTTTTGTCTGCTGGAGTTTCTTACAACAATATCCCATGAGAATACATTAAGAATAAGTCGGTCTTTCAGGTCGGCTACGTTTATAAAGCGCACGCTTTACATTCTCTAAACTTATCGCCGAATGCTGTACGTATGAAGCTGCATCTTCCGGGTTGGTAATGGCAAACCAATCTCCCAAAGCCATATCTACAAGGTAGGCATGAATACCATTACCCAACGCATCAGCCGAAGAGTTGTTGTAGTTACTCGGCAACTCGAATGCAAGTTCTAGTACACCATTATCATCAATTTCTTTTGCGATCAGATTGTTGTTTGTACTTTTGTCTTCTGAAAGATACTCTCCAAGCAGACTCTTCAAAGATGAAAATGCATTTGCCAATGAACGACGGATTTGGTAACTGTTTTCCTCATCATCACTCGCTTGCATATTAGAGGCAGCTTCGTAATTCTTTTTACCCTCTGCTTCACGCGCCTGCCCGGTCAAGTATGCCTTATTCTGAATATCGTAAACAAGCTCCTTAACCTGTTGGGTCACTGTCAATGTTTTCTTGTTTTCTGCCATAATAAATAAAGATTAAAAATAATTCAATTGTACGTAGGACGTATAGGACGTTTTTTAAAAAATGCCTTACGCATGACATCCTCCATATAGGTAGCCGCTTCCGTTGCATATCCGGTTGCTTCTTCTTTATTGGTAAATGTGTACCACTTTGCCGTAATATTCATAACAAAAAACGAGAACAGACTACGTTCCATACTTTCTGTTAAAGCTTCATCAAACGAACTTGATAACCCCAACGAAAGCTGATATATCCCCTCTCTTTCGACTTCGTTAAGAAGTATTTTTTTCAAGCTATTACAAGCAGTGTTTTTGCTTTCATTCCAGAAACGCTCCAACATACTCTTATCCTCATCCGTTGTGAAAATACGGTTGTATGCGAGTTCGTCGTTCATTTTAGCCCCGGTATAAGATGTGGTCTGTGCCACTTCTTCATATACACTTTCTTTATTGACGGTTAAAGCAATATCTGTCATAATCAGAGATTAAATAAGTTATACGATAAACCTACACTAAGACATGGGGTAAACCGAGGTGCCCCTCTTAATGTTACCCCATACCCAACTTGCAAACTGATACCAAGCCGTTTTCTCTTGGGTTTAGGGTAATTACCGGTTATGGTTAGTACATCATGTTGAGAAAAGAGTATCAAACTATCAAGTTGAGGGTTAAAACCACTTACATACGCCCGATATTTATCCGTCTCGTACATCTTCTGCATAATAGGTATTTCAACTTCAACACTATCTGTTTCCCCATTTGACAACTTGGTCGTATCTGTTACTGTCGGTTCTATACTATCCCGTTTTGCAGTGGGAAGCACCTGCGTGATGTAGTTAATAACAGTACTATCCCTCGGCACAGGCTTGTAGTACGGTATGGTATCGACAAAGGTTATTTTTGTGGTATCATTTATCGGTAACTTTTTATTCGATGCACAAAAACGCACATTGAAAAGCAGCGATACGATAAACAATACCACAAATAATATTGCTGCAATATCCTTAAGTCGCTTTACCATATTTCTGAACGTATCTGATTATTGCATCTACATGCGTTTTAATGATGGCTTGCTTCCCCTTATCGGAATATAGGTAATCAACATCTTCCTTATTGTCTTGGAAGAAATTTTCCGTAAGAACAGCCGGACATTTGGTTTTCACCAAAATGTAGAAGTTCTCTTCCCAATCTGGATCTCCATCCGAATTATCCCTACGGATTTTTTGTCCGGCAAAATTCTGTTCGGCTTCCTCGTATAACATAGTGGCCAATTCATCCGATTTTGTTTTACCTTTTGAAGTATATGCCGACCAACCTCTTGCACTCATCCATTCGCCATTTCCCGCAGCATTGCAATGAATAGAAACAAGCAATACATTTGTTGCCCCATACCGTGCACAAATCTCATTCACACGTCTTGCCCGTTCTGCCAATGGCACGTCTATTGTCTCATGTACAATACGCTCTACATCATATCCTTTCGCGCGCAAAGCTCGTTCCACAGATTCTGCGATCTCGCGTGCATAAAGGTATTCTCGTAATTTCCCATCAGGAGAACGTTTGCCCGGTGTATTTTCCCCGTGTCCATTATCTATTAATATTTTCATAATTAACTATTTAAACGTTGATAGAAATCTGTCTTTATATTGTCGTATGCAAGTTTCACATTGGTATAAGCACGTGCATTGTTTTCACCATCTTCATTGTAAATTTCACCTTCAACTACACTCACAACATCTTCCACCCAATTCTCATTACAATATTCCGACAAAGGTTTTCCATGATATATAAAAGGGTCAAAGCGGCTCTTTCGATCATCATGAATTACTTGTAACGACTTTCGTATCTTATTTACTGTTGCTTCACGATCAGCTATGTGATTCTCTATTCGAACCCGCTTTATCAACCTACAAACCTGTTCGATACTAAGATCAAAAGCGAAACCCGTCAAGTTCCGAATACGCAACAAGGTTTCAGGTTGAAGTCTTTCCATTAAGTTTCGTTGCAAACTCACATTGTTTTGTACTGTATCAAGCAATTGATTCAAACACTCCTGTTGTTCTAGAAGGCGGTTTATCATACTCTTAAACCATTTGAATAGTGCTATCATCATAGCTGCTGAAAGCAAAAGAAAAAATGCAGCACTCACAGCCATCATGCCATAGTCACTAATGCCTTTAGCCACCTCCGTTACATGTTGCACTTCCGTCATACGATAGTTCTCACTAATTGTCCTACACACGTTCCGGCCACTGTTAAGCCGAAATCTATCCAGTCCCAATTGCCACCATATGCCTTGTCTTTATA